GTTGATTACGCTGTGTTTGCTCTCGCATAGCGGTCATCTTGGCTGCAATTGAATCCATACTTGGAACTGCACTTTGGTCATTGCCCGTGCTCACTGGAGCATTAGGGGTGATCGTTGTTTCCATTTAATTTTCCTTATTCGTCTTTGGGCACTTCGTTAGTGTTACCTAGACGATTCTTATAATAAACAGCCCTTTTAAGACTGTTCACAAAATTGTCAATACCCGTAAGTTCGTTACTTAACGCTACTCTACGAGCATTGTCATCTGACTGATGCCCTCTAATATTACCAAGGTCATCAGCCACACTGAATTTGAAATGGTGCACAAACATAGCAAAGTCTTTGTTTTTTAACAATGCTTCTGCTTGGCTACCATAATGCCTGACTCTATCTTGTTGTGCAGTAGTTAACTTACTAGGCTGCGACAAGTCATAAGTCAGGCGTGTATTAAAAAATTCTATGCTATCTTCGTTAATCATATACTATTATTTAGTATCAAGAATAGACCTTTGGCTTACCTTGCAACAGAGCAGCCATATCAAGTTTAGTTTCAGCATCTGTTCCCTGCATTTCTGCAATGATTTGCTGAACTTTAGCCTGACTTAGCGCAGCCTGTGCTATGTCCTTTTGATCTTCTGGACTTGGTTGCTTACCAGCTTGTGCTTTCTTGGCACTTTCAATCATGGCAACAACTTCATCATCACTAGGCAAGTAAACATTACAATCCTTGACACCTAAAACATACAGAGTGTCCTCAAAAGGCTTCTTGACCTTTTTATACACTTCAGGAGTTAACGAGCCAGCACCTGCCATTTGTGTAACAGTTGCATACAAGTCTTGCTGACACTTCTGGATAATCTGTAATCTACCAAGTGCGTTTTCATCACTCATCATACCAATAGCAAGTTCTAGGTGAATTTGTTTACGGTCACAGAAGTTCATGTCATCCCAGGCTTTGAAGTCTAGGAATTCTGCTTGACGATCTGGGTGATATTCTTGTGCCAATTTCTTAACACCATAGTCATCACCATACTGAATCAAGGTTCGCCATACTAGCCATAATGCTTCTTTTAAGCCTTCTGCGGCATTGCGAATTGTGTTGTCCTGAATGATCTGGTTAGGTGTTAGTGCAAGTTGTAGTTTAATACCACTATTACCAGCAGCCATTACTTCTGGATTGAATACATCCTGCGGTGTAGTCATACCAATCATGCTCATAGTATCTTGCTGAATACGGTTCATGGCAACTTCCAAGAACTGTAAATTACCAGCAGGAGCAGGCATTGGATACACATCTTTGCTTGGGTCAAACTTACTGTCAAGAATGAAAATTGCAGCCTCACCATCTTGCATCATTTCAAAGTCAACACGATCTGGTTTAACACCAATACGAGGTGTGGCAGTTAACAATCCTAACTGAATTTCAGCACGAGCAGCCGCTGTGTTATATTCTTGCATTGGGATAACACTTTCTGCGATGCTCATTCCGTAGAAATTACCAGGTAGAGGCTTTGGGCACATGTTGGCAACAGGAATGAACTCAACTTCCCTTGCACTGATGATGTAACTGCCACTATAAATTAACTCAACTAATTCTAATTCGCCATCTCCGTCAATATCATACTTGTTCCAAACAGTAACGATTGAAACTTGTCTGCTATCTGGGTCAGCACTTGCGGCTGAACTAACAGGGATACCCATAACAGGCACACTATCTCTGGCGTGAATAGCCAAGTTGTTTAATACTGAACCTGCTTGATAAGCACCGTTCATGTTGTATTCTGCGTATTCACGGAATGCTTCCAAGTTATCAGCAATACCAGGATATAACTCTACTGCTTCTTGAATAGTCATTGGGTCGTAATACCCGCAGAATGGCTGGTCTTTCATCTCTGGCACAGTTGGATCACAAATCCAATAGTGTTGTGCAATAGGATGGAATTTAATGTTAATCATATAGCCAGTTAGTTTATACTTGGCTTTGTAGATTGTGTTGCGTTTAATGGCTTCATCAAGGATTTCTTGCTGACTGCCAATGTAATCTGCCATTAGTGTAGTTTGATCTGCACCTAATGGGTTTTCTTGATCTTCTGGTAGTTCTTTAAAACTATCCATGGTCTTTGTCAACATTTCTTCGGCAAAGCCCATTTGATTTTCACCTAGAACTGTTTTAACTTCTTCTAGGACTTTTTCCATATCAACAGTAGAGCGTCTACGGCTTTGGCGTAGGGCAGTTAATCCGCTTTCAGCAGCCTGTAATTCAAATGCTTTTAACTGAGCACTTGTGCCTTCTGTTTCAATATAACGGGTAATCTGTTCACGCACAGGCTTAATCATCATCATGCCGTTTTTGTGCATTGCGGCATCCATAATCCAACGCTCTAGGATAAAGTGTGGGTCATTCATGTTATTGACCACTTTATTGACCATTGAACTTGCTTGGCGTGCGGCTACTTCATCTTCTTCTGTATCAGCAACGAACTCAAAGTTAATTTCGCCATTGGGCATTAAGCCCTTGGCAATAACTGCGGTTGCGTAATCTACACAAGGTTTTACACTAGGGTGAATGTAATCAATACCATTAACAGGAGCAGTTGAGTCAGTAACTGCTAGACACAAATAGTGATAATCGCTGGCACGGTTTACAGCATTCTTTGTTCCTAGGTAACGAAGATAGGATGCCATTTTGACATCCATTTGGTTTTTCATCCTGACAAAACGGGCATTAGTCTTTGTGTTTTGATTAATGTCGCTAACAGGAATTTGTTTAATATCTAGCATATGTATTATTGCCCTTTTAATCTATTATTTAGCCTGTTTATCTTGGGGCTTTTGCTCATCTTGCGGCTTGTTTTTCTTGCCAAAGATGGCATCCCAATTATCCCTGAATTGGTCCTTGGGAATTTCAAATGGTCTAGGGGTGCTGCCTTTGCCCATGATTTCTCCTTAGTGCATTAATATAATTTGTGGACGAGTTAGTTCATCCTGCATGTCACATGCCATGCATTTGTGTTCTAGTGCATCTTCTGTTGCCATTTCAACTATGGTAAAATCTTTGTCCATGCTTGCCATAATTTCAGCATATGCTTTGGCATGTGGCTCACATAATATGGTTGCGGCATCTTCCACAACTACTACAAATAATGCTTGTTTGTCTGTCATTTTAAAATCCATTTTTTAGCCAAGTCTGTTCCGCTGACGATACCAGCATAAACCAGCAATAATGTCCAATCTACTGTGTCAACTTTGTGGATGATAACCCAGGTGCAGGTAGCATAACAAACGCTGGTCCAGAAGCGTGTCATGCTGAAATTACCTTTTAGATCAGTAAAGAAAGTTTTAAACATTATTGTGCGGGATTGTATGCCTGCTTCCAAGCAGGCTTATTGCTATCATCTCGGCGAATATATCTATCTCTTTGCGCCATCATTCGTTGCTGTGGAGTTCTGTTGTCCCAAGGCTCTGCGATGCCCTGTAAGCAAGCGAGTATACCATAACGACAACTATCAATGCAGTCATCAGGGTCACTAAATCTTCCTTTTTCATCTACGAAATAGTTTTGTGCTTCACTTAAGAATTGAGTGCAGTTTTCGTTTATCATTAAACTACCAACTTCCATCATTTGTCGCATCTGGTTAATGCCGTATGCTTTATGGTTGGTTTGTCTGCCCTGTGGATCAGGCGGGTTCATAATCGCCTTGTCATATACATTTAGTTCGTAACTTTCAAATAATTCCCTGATACTTGCACTACTCATGGTGTATCTGCCAGCAGTATTTGCGTCAGCAGGTAGCACAATAGGAGTGCCAAACACTTCAGGACGAAGTAAATGGTTGATATACTGAGTAGGAACAGCCTCGTCAGTGCCTTGCACCACAATCTGTTTATGTAACCAAGCAGTTCGTTCAAACGGTTCCCAGTAAATTAAACTAATAACAGTCTTGTCATTAACCAAGCCCAAGTCCAGACTAATTACTCTGTGGAGATTTTTCATCTCACTAAACTTGTAATCGCCTGTTTTATAAGTTGGGAAACTATTTAACTGGAAAACTGCGCCCTTGCCCATAACTGGCTTACCAGCAATACGAGCCTCACGCTCATGCGGTAAGTAGTCTTTTTCCAACTGGCGTCTGGTGCTCATTAACAAGAATGGCTGACCCCATGGATCATATTCTGGCACATCATCCCAACTTACACGAATATACTCATAACCTTCTTCACGATTCCAGAATTTGCTAACCAATCCGTTTAAGCCCTTTAGGGGTGTAAACGAACAAAGCACTTTACCTTGCGTGGTAGCAGTTCTGGTTACAATTTCACTAAAGAAATCATCTGGTGGTTGCTCGTCAAATACTGCTAGGTTCAATTTAAAACCTTGCAACTGACGAACTTCCTGTGTGTAGTTGGCAAACAACAAATAACTCTTGCCACCTGATTTGTGTTTAATTTCAACACCAATACAGTTAGCACCATCGTTACGCATGGTATCAACAATGATGCAATCTTTGGGAATAGCACCTGTGCCAATATTTTCAGTAATTTTAATATCTTGTGTGCCCAATAATTCTTGTTGCAAAACCAAGGCTACCTGCGACCATCCTTCACCAGCAACCATACAAGTAATAGGTTTGTCAAACTTGTAGCCATTCCACCATTCAGGATACAATCCAGTTAAGTGCATGGCTGTTTCGTAACAGGTAGAAACTGTTTTACCAATACGGTTTGCGGCTAGAATACCACGGCGTTCGCTGTTGCCTGTAGCAAAGAACTTTAATTGATGCTCAAATGGACGAAAATACTTTAACTGGTTATATTGCATGTCATCTGCCATGCTAATAACCAAGTCTTGTAATCGTGCATAAACTGGTGCTGGAAAAGTTGATATTGCGTCCCTGTCAATCTTGTGTGTTTCTAAAACACAAGTTAGGGCACGAGCCATTAAAGTTTCTTGCCCTAGCATATTACTCTCCTGCGGGATATCGTTGGTTTATATCACTCAACAAATGTAAGGCTGTTGCCATATCTCGCAATTCTTGGGCAGTAGCGCACCAAGTAGCAGGATCGCTTTGATCGCTGGGAGTATTGGTCAACATCTTATGCAAGCGTTCAGCAGTTAGTCGCATACAATGTTCTATCTGCCCAGGAAAGCGGGTTTTAAACGCTTCCCTGTGTGCATGATTAACCTTTTGCATGATTACAGTATCCCTAGCAATGCGTTGTTGCTGTGCTTGGTCTATAATTGCTTCTCTAGTCGTCATTTGTCCAAATCCCATGGGTTATGAATTACGCTTTCGTTTAGACTGATAAATTCACGATCAACGAATACATCCCAGAAGTTACCATTGTTAACTCGCTTGCCCTGCATCATGGCTCGTAATTTTTTACCTTGTGGTGTCATTGTGCCATCTTCACGCTGAACAATTTGCTCACCTGTGCGTGGGTCAAGCCATTTCATAATTTCTGGACGCACTCTGCCAAACTTGTCAATCTTTTCGCCATGAGGTATTAGTTCAAGCGGTCCTTCAATTTCGTAACTAATTACGCCATTGTTATATTTGCGGAATGTTAAATGACACTTTTTATCTTGTGATCTAGCATCATGGTCTGGATGCGGTGCATTACCAACCCAGAAACTATTTTGAACATGTTTGCGATCTGGTAAATTCTTATCACGCTCTGGTCGTGCTCGTAGGGGTTCTTCTGGCACCATATCGTTCTTATCAACATATGGATTTTCATTGCCAATGAATTTTTCTTCAACTTCAACACCATTAAGCACATCCATGGCTACTTGATATTTGAGTTTGTTGGCTCTGCCTTTTAGGTTAAGAACAATACCTGTTTCGTCAAATACAAAACGCTCCAGTTCTTTGGCTGTGGGAAAGTCAGTCATTAGACCTTCAAGGTCATACTCTGCATTACTAATGCTTTGTGGTTTTTGTGGGGTTTTAACTGGTTCTGCTGTTACAGTTTCTTCTGCAAAGTCTTGTGTGGGTGCTTCGTCCCAGATATTTTCTTCCTGTTTGGAAGTAGTTGCATTCTTTTTCATACGATACCTTTCTATACTATAAAATGCTAATGGACAACATAGTGTCGTCCATTTTATTTAGCGACCAATAAATGATCTTAAGTTGCCGCCACGCTGAGGTGGACGATAATTTCGTGGTGCTGGTCTTAATCCACCACGGAACGGTTGTGGCTGATTTGTTATTGGTTTGTTTACTGGACCGCCTGCGATCTGTCCAATATTTCTTGCACCTGATATTGGTTGCTGACCTACAGAACCGCCAGGTGGCATCATGGGTTGAGGCATTTGTTGACCTACAGAACCGCCAGGTGGCATCATGGGTTGAGGCATTTGTTGACCTGGACCTAGGATTGGCTTACCTGCTGGACCACCTATTAGTTGACCGCCTGCACCTATATTTGGCATACCAGCGATAGGATTAGGTAATCCACCACCACCGATATCTGCTATTGGACTACCCTCTAATGGATTAGGTTGGTAAGGTTCCATTGGCAAGCCTATACCAAAATTAGGTGTATACTTTCCGTTTTTATAATCTACAAACTGCTGAAAATTCATTTGATCTACTGGGTTTATATCAGCAGACATTCTGTTGCGAATTTGATTATATTGGTCGTATAATTGTTGCGTGCCGCCCATGTTTGGATCATATTTTGGAGTTTGAAAACCGCCAAAACTTTTACCAAAACCCATGCCACTATCAGGGGGCATACCAAAACTTTTACCAACATTAGGATTTTGTTGTGGTTGAAATGGACTTTCCTGACCGTAGATAGGATTGTTAGCCATCTGTTGAGTTTGGTCAGCAACTGGATTAGTTGATTGTATTCTAGCTATAGGGTTTGCTAACTCATCAAAAAATGCACCCATGATTATTTCCTACCTGCGTTGCCTCGTGTTGGACCTCTGCCTACATTGGTATTGCTGTGCACGCCTTCAAGTGCAGGATTAGTCTTGCCACTTTGACCACGACCACGCATTTCTAGTGCGTCTGTGACTACTTTAGCAAGTGCGGCACGCTGACTGCTGGTTTTGCTTTTTTCAGCCATAAATGAGTCACGCTTTTCAGCATTACCCATGTTACCAGTGGTAGGACCACGCTTTTGGTTAATTTGTTTCATTGTTTATTTCCTTATGGGGTGCCAATGGCTTGAATAATTGCTCTAGCATTTACTACTTGTGCAAATGGCTTAAATGTTTGTAATCCTTCTGGAGGTAAAACATATAATGCAATGTCTACACTATGTGCAGTGGTAATTGTTTGTTGCAACAATTCTCCAGTATATGCAGGTGGTTGGCTTCCTAACCATGTGTCATCTGTGATATTATACCAAGCATAGGTAGAACCATCATCTTGACCGCCATCAACCAT